AAAGAACACGTGCGATTGCGTTCGGCAAAACCGATGCCGGATGATTATATCCCACGTATGCATGCTTTGATTGCCAGAGAAGGGCAGATCAAGGCACAGGCAACACGCAAGTCTGGTGGTGGCCAGAAGTGTCATTTATGTGGTGTCGCAGGCCATTTCGCTCGCGACTGCAAACTTGGCACAAACGTGAACGACGATGAGTATTCGGCTTATCGTGACGCTGAGGCGGATCCTGTTGTAAATTCCGAAGACAGTGACGATGAACTTGATGCGGCTAAGGTTGCGTCGCTTGTCGATCATCTGTCAAGGGCTGGCCCTGAGCCGGTCGCTGCAGTTCAGTCGCGTCCTGCAGCACAAGACGACGAGATGGATGAGCTTCGTCGTCGTCTTGAGGTGCTGAAAGCTGATTCAGTGCCGCCCCAGGATAAGCCTGCTGTGCCTGCCAAGTCGCCCCCGTCTGGCAAGCCACAGGCTCCTCCACTCCCGAGCACACCAGCTCCTGTGAGTGTTAGAGACCTAAAGAAAAAGCGTGGGTTGGTGTTGCGCCGTGTACCTCCTGTCAAGGAAGTCGATGTGCGGGAAGCGCCGGTTGTGGGTACTCATCTTGTTCCACCACCGTTGCCGGTGAAGTTTGCGAAGCCTCGTGCGTTGATCCCCATTGTTATGGGTGGTCCGCCGGCCGCACCACCTCTTCCGCCACCGAAGTCAGCAGTTCCTGTTGATGGGTTCAGTGCAGCAATCAAATCCGTCACTCGTGAAGGTGATGATGAAATCGACGTAGTCCGCGTGGACGCTCCTTCTGAGTTGAGCGTCATGGCGCGTAAGGTCACGACTGTAGCTCGGTCTGTGACGAAGACTGATCTCCCTGACGAAATCGACATGGCGGCGTAGGCCACCATGATCGATGTCCAGGCCTTCAAGGATGTTGAGCCAATGACGAGTTCATTGAAGTGCTCCATCGTTGTTTGGCTTGTGATTGCCATTGCGATGGCATTCGGGAGTCACCACGTGGCGAATGACTGTGAGTTTTGGCGTCCGTCGCCATGCCCGTCTTACAGTCTGACCAGCATGCTCACTGGTCAATATTCGTCGCCTGGACTGATGTGTAGTGCGTTGGCTGTGGCCCCGCTCGACATCGGTATCTTCAATGAGCACATCAGTAATATGCGTCCGATGGCTTGGATCACAGGGTCCAACTACAATCAGTGGCAAGAGTGCCAGCGTGACCATATCCTACCCTTGGAAATACGGTGGGGACTCAAGAACTTCAGTGCGCGAGAGCTTGTCGTGTGCCTTTTGTTGATTGCCTGGGCACTTTGGTGCCGTCGCACCATTTGGTACACGCCGCTCGAATATACGCGCCTGAAGTCAGCGTATGATGTGAGAAATCTGGCGAACATGGCCCGTCCCGTCGTGTTCTCGGATCCACTCTATCGACGGTTTCGGGTCACTGAGATCTCTGGTCATATTTGGATTGACGTTTGGAACGTCGTTACTGGCCAGGCAACTCGTGAGGTGATTGTTTCTATGGAACTTTTCGCCTCGCTTCAATCGTGCAGACAACAGCTGCTTTCGATGAAAGGCAAGAAGAGTGCAGACCTCGTCACAGGACTTGGTCGCAATGCTGAGTTGCAAGATCAGCTGAACATCGATCGGTACGTCGATGCGCTTCACGGCGTGCACCTTCAGACGGTGTATTTGGCATATCACCACTTGATGGCGGCGGAGCGTCATAAAGAGGCGATTTTCTAGAGGCCGGTGATCGTTTGGTGCTCTACGGATATTACATCGATGAGGTGAAATTGGCTAAGAAGGATCCGGCTGTTGCTGCCGTTGCCATTCCATACATCGACCCGAAAGTTCGGTTTGAAGTGATTTCCGCTAAGCGTGGGCGACGTCAAGTAGTCGCTGTGAGTTTGGGAGTGCACGTTCTTGGTGCATGTTACCCTCATCCAGTTATGAACGACGCCTATTCAACGATTGCCGGAGCAGCGACGCGTTTAGCGCTGCTCAAACCCCCGTTCGACCGCTCCCTCGAAGCGAGTCTGACAAGATTTGTCCATGCCTGGTGTGATTATTACGTGAAGCCCCTTCCGTTTGACACCGACCTAACTGTAGAGACATGGCTACCTAAGACTGCGTATAGTGCTCTAAGACAGGCTCAGTTGCTTGTTGTCCACTACGCAGAGCGTCCGAAGCGTTGGCGCGCCTGTAAGTCATTCATCAAAGACGAGTTTTACGTTGAGCCTAAACCGCCGCGTACTATTAATTCTCGCTCTGATTGGTTTAAGACAATGGTTGGTCCGATTTTCCATGCCATCGGTGAGGTTGTGTTTTCCCTCCCTTGTTTTATTAAGCACGTGCCTATTGAAGAACGTGTTAACCATATCATTGAGGTCATCAGTATGTTAGGTGCTGAGATCGATGAGACTGACTTTTCCAGCTTCGAGGCTCATTTCAAAAAGTTGATCTTGAGCTTGATACCACACGCCGTGTATCGTCGCTACCTCATTAACCTTGTGACGCGAATGTGCGTCAAGATCTTCCTTGAATTTATTGAGGATGTAATCGAGGGTCCGCAGAAACTTTATTTTGCCAAGGTTATTATTGATCTCGTTGAAGCCGAGATGTCCGGGGAGATGTCGACGTCGTTGACCAACTCACTCACTAATTTGATTCTTTACTGCTGGCTGTTATCACGTAAGTATGGCCGGAATGTGTGGGAATGCAAGGGTGTTTTTGAGGGTGACGACGGCATCAATGCACGCCGGCCTGAACATAGATTGTCTTCGGATGATTTTAAGCAGGTCGGTTTTGAGTGCAAGATGAAGACCTCGACGGACATTTCTGGCACGGATTTCTGTTCGCTCATCTTTGATGAGCTTGAGCGAATTCCTGTAACAGATGTTGTGAAGGTGTACATCAAGTTTGGTTGGGGGACTGGGCAGTTCATTTGTGGCAACACACTGAAGTGCCTGGAACTTCTGAGAGCCAAATCTTTTTCCATTCTGTACCAGTATCCTGGTTGCCCAGTTCTCTACGAATTAGCTCGTTACGGACTTCGTGTGACCAAATGGATAAGCATGGAGCGGTTCTTCAAGAGAGCCCACGGGAACAGACGTGATATGGAAATGTTTCAACGAGCCTACGCCAAGCGGTTTGAGTTAGAAAAACTCCAATTTGTTGAGTGCCCTCGCACTCGCGAGTTGATATCCCGACGTTTTGGCCTCAGTGTTGCTGAGCAGCTGGCTGCAGAGTCGTATCTACGTGGATTGAACACGTTGCAGCCTCTTGACGCGATTCATTCGCACCACTTTCCGCGCTCTACTGTTGAAGCGTGGTTTGCTTGGGTGCGTGGCGTTTCTCGCGTCCAGCTGGTAGCTGGTCATCACCCTGATCTTCCCATCGCCAGCCGTTATGACAATTTCGGCCCAGAGTGGTGGATGCGACATGGTGATCAGATCAGAAGTGGCCGTTTACGCGGCCAATCAATTTTCTCATTTGGCAATAGTTGATTGCCACTATGTGTAGCAACAGGATTGTAAATAAAGAAAAATACTGGTTTGTTTAGCTGTGAATCTTTGATTATGGAGGTGTCATCCTTTTCTTTTCATCGAATAATGACCACAGATTTTACTTGCCGGTTTCCTGTAGACCTTCGTAGCGGGGGCCCACTTGCTAGCAATTTTTAGTCCTTCACCCTACTTCGATCGGCCGGCTTAAGCGCGTGAATATCCGCGTGTATGCAGCTAGTTAAACGGTCACGAGATGCGTAAGGCGACCCGGAAGTCCCGGGGATATAAATGGAAACTCGGGAATCCAATATCCTAGAATCAATTGTGCAGAGGAACCGAACCAATTTAAATCGGTGCTTTAATGCGTCTTCAAGAAAGAAGCCTAAGAGCTTGCGCTCATTGAGTCTCTACTACTAACTATCCAAAACTGGGAAATGACTTCGCCAGTGCTAAGTTGAACGAAGGTTTGCGCCAATCCGTTCATAAATGCCTAACGACTGCACGGATAGAGTCCCCACGCAAAGGCGGTGGGCTAACAGTGTGAGGTACAGTCTCTGTTTCGATTTCAGGGCACATGGTCAAATCGAACCCCAATAATCGTGCAAAGGGTGCACGTCGCGCTCGGCGAACACCGCGCAAGAACATTCAGAAGCAGAATCAAAAAGCTTCACAGCCCCGCCGTGGCGGTGGCGTTCGTGGCATGGGACCGTTGCAGGTTCCGTGGGGTACTTTGCCTGGTACAAACACGAACATGGGACCTAACACGTCACAACATGCAGTGATCGAGAAAGATGAGTTTGTTGCTCAGTTCAACGGCTCTTCAGCTTTCGTGGCGACTCAGTTCGCCTTGAACCCCGGTCTTGCGGCGTCGTTCCCAGCAGGTGCGCTTGATGCGCAACTGTGGACTGAGTGGCAGTGCGATATGATCGAATACTACACGCGTCCGCTCGTTTCTGGGTTTTCGACTCAGGGACAGAGTGGCAAGACGCTGTTGTCGTTCGACTACAACGCGCTCAATGCTGCCCCCAACAGTCAACAGCAAGCCGAAATCATGCCTCATGCTGATGGCATGCCCTTCGAAAATGTGCTCCTCCGAATTGATCCTCGATGTGTCAATCGTTCGGATTCGAAGTACGTTCGAACTGGTGCGGCGCCTGCTGGCTCTGATTTGAAGACGTACGATGGTGGAAACCTGTGGCTGTGTACTTACGGCCAGGGAGGCACCGCCGTCGCTGGTGAACTTCGTGTTCGCTACCGTTTTCGCATGCAGAAGGCAACCCTGTTGAACGCGTCGCCAGCCTCAATGAATGCCGGGCAAAAGATTGTCTCGGGAGGCGCGACATCGAATGCGGCCGTTTACGGCGCAGCGCCCGTGTCGACGGGTGTCAACTATGCGACGGCGTTGTCGCAGACGTTGACGTTCAACCAAATCGGCCAGTTCATGGTTGACGGTCATTTCTCAGGCACATTGAGTGCGCTGAGCGTCGGTGGCACTGCCACGACGACGGCGGTGTTCACGCCCACGACTGTCAATTTGGCCGGCACTGATGCGTACTCCCAAGTGCTCGTCAATGTGACCGCTGTTGGTCAAACGATGGTGTGGAGCGCGCCGACAGGTACTGTCACGGCGTCGCAGACACGCATCTCTCTTTACACGTATTCGCTTGCATGAATGTGTTTGGAGCACTAGCTCAGTGGGTAAATTGAGCCTTATGGTATTAAACTGCATATTGTGCTATGAACTGCAGTACCTGTAACAACACACGCTTTAGCGTCTTGTATGCGAGACACAAGAGGGTTCGGCACCTTATTTCACGAACTCTTTGCTAAGAGTGCTCCGCTTCGAATGGCGTAATCAGGAGACAGGCACGGCTACGAAAGGTC